GCAGTTCCGGCCCCTGGTGGAGAAATACGGCTGGCAGCTCAAGGGCGGAGGGCCTGCCTGGCGGAGCGATCTGATCTTTCGTACCAATATCAGCACCGCCAATGCGGCCGGACGGTGGCAGCAGTTTGAGGACGCAGGCATTGACTACCTGATGTACGTCCACAACGATTCGGTACGGCATCCCCGTCCAAATCATGTGGCCCTCGACGGCAAAGTCTTCCTGCGCACCGATGCCTTCTGGAGCCGCAACTACCCGCCCCAGGGCTTTGGTTGTCGGTGCCGGGCCGTGGCGGCCACGGAAAAGGAATTCAACGAAGGCGATAATCTTCGGCCCCCGGGCTGGGAGGATATGGCCGATAAGGGCTGGGATTATAATGTCGGGCTGGAATCAGGCCGGGGATATGAGGCCTTGACCGAGAAGTTTGAGAAACTGCCCGCTGATATCGCCCATGAGTGGATGCAGCGCTGGGTGCAGGAGCCTGCATTCGCCCGCTTTATCGAGGGGAAGATCGATGGGAACTTTCCGGTGGCGGTGTTGGGGGATGAAGCAAAGGTCGCTATTGGCGCCAAAAGCCAGACAGCCTGGCTCTCTGCTGACAGCCTTTCCAAGAATAAGGGATTGCAGCCTGAACGGAGTAAGGGACACCCTGAATTGACGGTTGATGATTATCGGAAACTGCCGGTGATTATTGGTGAACCGCTGGTTGTGATTGAGAAGGATGGCTTTAAGGAGGTCTTTGCCGGGAAGGAAGGAAGGTATTATCTGGCTGTGGTGAAGGTGACGCAAGACAAGAATGAATTGTTTGTGCAGTCGTTTAGAAGAGCAACGCTCCCGGACATACAGAGAGAAATGAAAAGCAAGGGCAGCACTGTCGTATTTGATAAATTATAAGGCGGCTGGAGAGGACTCCCGTGTTCACTCTCACGCGATCAACTTTTGCAAGCTATCTACGGCTGGGAGATTCACCGTGTTTCAGCCGCCTGATAAAAGAATAACATCGGCAAACGGAGAAGTCAAATGGAGATCAGCGTCAAGATTGATGACAAGGAAGTCCAGGCGATGCTGGTTCGTTTGCAGGCCCGGGCTGCAAATATGTCCAAGCCCATGGGGCAGATCGGGGCCTTTTACGAACGCTCGGTATTGGAGAACTTTAAGGCGCAGGCCTCGCCGGACGGCACGCCCTGGCCGAGGCTGTCGCAGACGACAATGATGCTGGGGCTGGGCAAGAAAGGCCGGGTCGGCAAGAGAGGCGGATTGACGACCAAGGGCAGGAAGTACATCCAGGGCAAGCGGATTCTCTATGAGCATGGAGATCTGATGGAGTCGATCCATCACCAGGCGACAGAGGATAGTGTCACCATCGGCAGTAGTGGATCAATCAAATATGCGGCCGTGCATCAGTTCGGCGTTGCTGCCGGGTACAAAAGAATGAAGGTGAATATACCGGCCCGGCCCTATCTGGCGGTGAACCGGGGAACGGGAATGGAGCTGGCGGATAAGGATCGAGTGCGGATTATGGAGATTATTAGGGAGTTTTTGGCAGAGGGATAACAGCCGACCACCCCCAACCCCCTCCTTAAAAGAAGGAGGGGGCTTCAAAGGCCCAAATTCTGTTTTTTATGGTGTTTTGGTCTCCAAGTACGAGTGAGATGGTAATCGTTGAAATCTCGTCATTCTAAAGATGGTTTAAACGCGGTTTCGTTAATTAGGGAGATGGCAAAAATGAACAAACAGGAAAATAGCAATCAAATTGCCTTGAATGGGGCTGAAATCCCCTTCGATGCGGGGGCGGGGCCACAGTGGGTGGAATTGATCCCGGCAGGCAATGTTCAGGGACGCGATGGGCGCGGGTGGAAGAACGGTAATCCCCAGGCCGTCATTGATCGGTTTTTAACTTCGGGCATGGATCTGCCGGTGGATATTGAGCATGCCACCGAGCTCAAGGCCCCGAAGGGGGAACCTGCCCCGGCTGCCGGTTGGGTCAAGGCATTGGAAAACCGGGGCGGGGTGATCTGGGGGCGGGTGGAATGGAATTCAAGCGGCAAGCTCCTGGTGGGTGGCAGGCAGTACCGCTACCTAAGCCCGGTTATTTTGTACAACAAGGAGAGCGGTGAAATTGCCGGGTTGACCTCGGTTGGTCTCACCAACAGGCCGAATCTGCAGTTACAGGCGTTAAATAGAGAGGAGTTCAAAAACCGGGGACAGAATGAATTTTGCCAACAACCGCAAAATAAATTCAGTCCCCTGACAGACGGGGAATCGTCCCCATCGGGGCAAGACCCCAAGGAGAACAGTATGGATTTAAAAGCATTACTGGCGGCCATGGGCTTGCCTGAAAACGCAACCGAGGCCGAGGCCTTAAATGCGATCGCGAAGTTGAATAATGACCTGGTCATTGCGACCAACAGTATGTCGGCATCCGCCGACCTGGCCAAGTTTGTCCCACGGGGCGACTATGATGCCGCCCTGGCTCGGGCCACCAATGCCGAAACCGTGCTGGCCTATCAGAAGTCCACCGCCCTGGAGTCCGCCATCAACAGTGAGATTGAGCTGGCCTTAAAGGCAGGCAAGATCATCCCGGCCACAGTTGCCTACCACAAGGCCCAGTGTCAGCAGGATGGGGGATTGGAGCGGTTCAAGGATTTCGTCAAGGCGAGCCCTGCCATTGCAGGTCCATCCGGGCTGGAGAACAAGGATCCGGACAACTCTGGGAAGGCTCTGAATGCTGAAGAGGCGCAGATTGCCGCGATGTTTGGCAATAGTGTAGAAGATTTAAAGAAGTACGGAGCAGCGAATTAAGGAAGGGGCAGGGACTATCGAAGCCGCAGCCTGAGGGGACTGAATTTATTTTTCGGTAGTATGAAAAAATCATTCTGTCTCCCGTCTTTGAAACACTGTCCCCCCCCATCATCCGGGATCGATTTACAAATTTAAGTTGGAGGTTTGATCATGGCATTAACAGCAGACAGAAATACAGGAATGAAGGACGGGGAATTGATCTCGGTGCCGGTGGCAGCGAGTGTCAAGATTTTTGCAGGGGCGTTGGTGGCGGCTTCCGCCACTGGCTATGCAACCCCTGGGGCAGTGGCCACAACCTTGACCGCCCTTGGTCGGGCGGAGGAGTTTGTGGATAACTCGGCGGGTGCAGCCGGGGCCAAGAGCGTCCAGATCCGGCGCAAGAAGGCCTTTAAGTTTAAGAACCATGGGGCTGATTTGGTGGTTCAGGCCGATTTGGGAAAGGTCTGCTATATCGTGGATGATGAGACCGTGGCCAAGACCACCGGCGGCGCCACACGATCGGCAGCGGGGACGGTGCTGGGCGTGGAGTCGGACGGCGTCTGGGTCTTTATCTAAGCGTTTGTCGAGAGCAGAAATTATGGGTAGGCGCCACGTAAGAAACAGCCATAACAGACCGGCTGTTTCTTGAGCGCGGCATAAGGGGCTGTAATTCCAACAGCCCGCAAAAGATTGGGCTGTCGGAAACAGCCCCTAAGGAGAAAGAAAATAATGATAGTAAACGCGAGTACCTTAGCGGCGGTCTTTACCAATATCAAGACCACCTTTCACCGGGCCTTTGATGCGGCCCCATCCCAATGGGCGCAGACCGCCATGGTGGTGCCGTCCACCGGTCGGCAGAATGATTATTCCTGGCTGTCATCCTTCCCCCGGATGAAGAAATGGGTGGGAGACAAGGTGGTCAAGGCCCTGGCGGCCTTCAAGTACACCATCGTCAATGATGACTTTGAAGCCACCGTGGAGGTGGACCGCAACGATATTGAGGATGACAACCTCGGGATCTACGGACCGCAGGCGGAGTCGGCGGGATATTCGGCCCGGCAGCTTCCCGATGAAATCATCGCCGACCTGAAGAACGGGGCCTTTACCGGAGCCTGTTATGACGGCCAGTACTTTTATGATACCGATCATGCCGTGGGCGATGGTGCAGGCGGCACGGTGTCGGTGAGCAACAAGGGCACCAAGGTGTTGACGAATGCCACCCTGGTCTTGGCCCAGGCGTCCTACGGCCTGGCCCGGACGGCGATGATGAGCCTTAAGGATGACGAAGGCCGCCCCCTGGGGTTGGTCCCCAATGTGCTGGAGGTGCCTCCTGCGTTGGAAGCAATGGGCAACCTGCTCCTTAATTCCGACAAGCTCAATGACAACTCACCCAACCCCTTCAAGGGTACGGCCACGCTGCTGGTCAATCCCCGGCTGACCAGCGCCACTGCCTGGTTCCTGCATTGCACCAATATGCCGATCAAGCCGTTCATCCTCCAGGAGCGCAAGAAGCCGGTCTTTGTCCAGCAGGTGACCCAGGACAACGATGATGTCTTTATGCGCCGCAAGTTCAAGTTCGGGGCCGAGGCACGGTATGCCGGTGGCTACGGGTTGTGGCAGTTGTCCTACGGATCTGACGGAACGGTGTAAGTTAACCATTCGACCCTTCGACGGGCTCAGGGTGAACGGAGTATTGATGAGCTCTGAACCTGCCGAAGAGTCGAACCACCCCTAACCCCTCCTTACCAAGGAGGGGGATTTGTAAGGAAAAGACAATGATCAAAATTACATCAAAGCAGGAAGGATTCCGGCGCTGTGGGATAGCCCATGGCTGCCTCGAGACGCAATATAAAGACGACTTCTTCAGCGATGAGCAGCTTGAGCAGTTGCGGAAGGAGCCGATGCTGGTCGTTGGTTGGAGCGAAAATGAGCCGCCGAGTTTGAACGCCACGGAGACCATCGCCCTGGTGAAAACACTCAGCACTCTTGACGAGTTGGCCGCCATTTCCGTGAACGAGAATCGGAAAAGCGTGCTTGCTGCCATTACAGCCAGGGAGAAAGAACTTGCTCCAGGCGCGGAGTCGTAATGTACGCAGTCCTGAAAGACCTGACGAAGCAGTTGCCCGAGGATCTGCTGATTCAACTGACCGATGATGACGGTCAGGGCATGGTAGATGCGTCAAAGGCCGAAGATGCCATCGCCATGGCGTCGGCGGAGATTGACGGATGGTGTGGCTCTCGCTTTGTCGTTCCCTTTAATCCGGTCCCTGCCCTCATTCGGAAATGTGCCATTGATATGGCCCTCTACAACCTGTTTGCGAGACGGCTGGAGACGGTTCCGGAAACGCGCAATACCCGCTACAAAGAGGCATTGAGGCTTTTGGAGAAGATTGCCTGCGGGCAGGTGGAATTGTCATCGACAGCCTTGGCCGTTGCAGCAGCACCGGAGGCTGAGGGCTGTTTTGTCGGTTCCGAACGGCTCTTTTGCCGGAAATCATTGCAAGGATTGTAGGAGAGACGATGACACTCCTTTTAACCGACATTGAAGCCGCGTTGATAGACCGGGTAAAAGATGCCCTGCCCCAGTATCTGGCACGCAGCTATCCCGACAACCCGGCAGCATTTACCATGATCCACCCGAAAGGGGCGGTTCTTGTGCGGTTTGCCGGATCTACCTACGGGAACAGCAGGGACCTCGGGGCCATTGTCCAGGAGCGGGTGACTCAGTGGGAAATAACGGCTGTCTCAAAAAATCTGTCCATCCATACCGGGCTGTATGCCATGATCGACGGCCTGCGCATTGCTCTTACCGGCTTCCATATTCCTGGATGTGATAAGGCCTTGCCGGTGAAAGAAGATTTTGTGAACGTCGAGGACGGGCTCTGGCAGTATGTTTTTGTCCTGTCGATCAAAACGCTCAATGTGCAGTTGGAAGAGGAGAAGGCGTTGCCGCTGCTCAGGCGGTTGACCCTTGAAGATAATTTTGACGAAATAACGGAGATCCCATGAAATATAAATATGACGGGCCTTTGTCCGGCGTGAGCCTGAAGGGGCATGATGACGTGATGCTGATGCCCGGCATGGTGGTGGAGCTGCCCGAGGGGCATCTGTACACCCGGCGGCTGATAAAGCGCGGATGGCTCAAAGAAGTGGCGCAACAGGTGGAGCAATCCCCGGACGCGAAATCAACAAAAAAGAATGAGACGAAAGGGGAGGGTAACTAATGCCTGCGAATTTCCTGCATGGGGTCGAGACCATTGTCCTCGACAAGGGGCCACGGCCCATCACCGGGGTTAAGACCGCCGTCATCGGACTGGTGGGCACTGCCCCGA